TCAGGCAGCCTTGTTATTCTGTTTACCAAGTTCTCTGGCAATCATTGCCGTCGTTCGTATTGCCCATTTATCGACATATTTCCCATCTTCCATTACAGGAAACATTTCTTCAGGCTTAACCATGCATTCCGATTGCAGCTTGCATCCATTGCATCGTTTGAATTGTCCACACCATTGATTTGTATCAATAGTCGTAGTCATACGGATAGTCCTGGTATTGTTCCATCACATCCTGAGGATGCTCTTCGAACTCTTCAAATTCTTCTTCCATATCTCACCTCAAATAAGTGGTTTGCTGCGAAAGTAAATACGCTTAAGTTACCTGTTATTTATCCCACCAAGTTCCGTATCTATCTATCCAGTTACACCAATCATCGACACTCCATTTTGTTGTGTCGCATTTTGGCAACTGGCATGAATATCTACCTTCTTTGTAAAGTCGGCGTTTGACTTTCTTGAGCATGGCTCACCTCAATCGTAATAAGCTGGAATTGATTTTCCGCGTTGCTTCTGGCGGCCTGAACAGGTCACACCCATTTCACTGCGTGGCTTGCGGTAGTAAATACGATTCTGTTTACGCTCGACTTCTTCTGCCTTCTTGCAGCGAAGGCTTCCGAGTGATGCTGCTTTATCTGCTCTGACGCAACCAGAGAGCTTTAGCGCAATTTTTCGTGCCAGTCGCTGCTCTTGCATTGCCTGTTCACGTTGAGCCTGTCTGCGTGCTCTGCGGCGATTTCTGGCGTTATCGTCAGCCAGATATGTAATGACTACTGTCATGTTGACCTCCGATGAAACAACTTTGGAATTGATAGTGATTGCAAAGTGGTTTCTGGCCCCTCGAACTGAGGGGCAGAAAGAGCATCTCGCCACCTAATAGGTCGATGCTCGGATCGAGAGATTTAATTAACCTCGGTTTTGAAGTTATGCATTCACATAAATCCTCCTACCTCTTGTGCAGCTTTCTTGAATATGGTGGCGGCTGCATAACGCCTATGGAATTGACTTTGGCGGTGACGCGCCGGGTGCTTATCTTCCGGTTGCCGTCGTGCAGCTGCACTTCACGTCACCCCAAAGCCAACTACTCTTTGGTTCCCGCATTTCGGCGGGACAATCCCATCAATGTTAAAGAGCCTGCCAATCTGTTCCGTTTGGCTACCAGCGTCCTGCTGATGGCTAAAGAATACTGTAGGTATTTTATTGTGTAAATACCCAAGGTATTTATTTTTGGTGAAATAATGATAACCAAATGAATACAAAGGATATTTATTTTTTCGGTGTCTGCTTGTTCAGTGTTTTTTATGCGGGATATGTGAAGTGGATCCCGATAGCTATTGCTGTCGGGATTATGGGTTAGTCAGCGAAGGTTAAGACGAGAATTACCTTAATGATGTCTGCTACAACAGACACGGCCATAGATAAACCAAAGACGATCCAAGCCATAGAGATGTCTTCACTACCATCGTATAGAGTTCCGTAATCACTGGTGTAAGGCGTAAATGTCGCGCCTTGATACAACAGGTATAAGCTTGAACCATAGAGGATAAATGCAGATATCCCTTGTATTGCTATGATCACTAGAATCATGAAACGAGCTGATCTATGCGCCCAAGCCTGGCTTATTTTTTCTGATAGAGATTTCGCAATAAAAGCATGCGCTAAGCCGTAAATTGTCGAGATTGCCAACATCCCAAAAAAGCTTGCTATAGCGGTTCCAACCATAATCGCCCCTTGCGTGATCAAACCAGCCTTAGTTTTGTCTCAATTGCAACGCCTATAATCTTGCAGTTTCCATTGATTGGCACGAGAGGCCATGCAGGATTAAGTCCCTTGAGGTATTTATTTCCGCCGTCGATTATCAGCTTCTTGAATGTTGCTTCGTTAGAGTCAGAAAGTTTTGCTATGACCAAGCTGCCGTTGATCGCCTCCCTTCCGGTATCGAAAAGAACGAATGTTCCCTCTGGAATGCTTAACCCAACCGGTGCCGTCATTGAATCACCTTCCACTTTAAGCCAGAACGCATTACCTTGAATATGCGCGTCAGACTCAAGCCAAACATCTATGTCTTTAATGGTGTATGGTTCGCATGCTTCACACCACGAGCCAGCCTGGATACTGCTTAACACCGGATACCTCTTTCCTGCTCTGTATTCCCCTGCATACCTTACGTTGGCATCGCTCTTAAGGCTTTCTGCCTGTTCTGCAACCTTGGCAGCAATTGACTGGCTAAAATCAGCAATTGATACTTGCAACAATCGTGCAAAACCAGATGCAACCTCAACGTTTAGCGCGTTTCTGCCATTAAGATAATGCCCTACCGCTCCTTGGGTGATACCCAGTTCATCAGCGATTGAGTATTGGGTTATTCCCAATTCTTTCTTTTTTGACTCATACAAAGCCTTAAGCCGCTTAGCGTCTTCTAGCTGTTCTGTCGTCAGTGATTTTTTATTTTCCATAGCTTAATTCTAATAGCTAAGGTACTTAAACTAAAAATACCCTGAGTATTGATTGCTTTGAATACCTGTAGTATTCTTTGTTCATGGTTAATAACGGAGAGTGCATATGATTCGAATGACACTTGCCGATTACGCCAAAATCCATGGACAGGCTAAAGCAGCCAGTGACTTTGGTGTAATCCAGTGCGCTATCAGCAAGGCCATTCTGGCAGGCCGTAACATCATGGTTACGGTAAAGCCTGATGGCAGTGTGATTGGAGAGGAAGTTCGTCCTTTCCCAAGCAACAAGAAAAACAAATAGTAACACCGCTCTTTAACAGTCATGGTCCTCATTCCCGCCGAAATGCGGGAATACAACGCGCATAAGTTGATGCGCATAACTTCTTATTTGTTAAGGAAATACTTACATATGGAACTTACAAGTACTCGCAAGAAAGCGAATGCAATTACAAGCAACATCCTGAATCGAATTGCTGTACGTGGTCAGCGAAAGGTTGCCGACGCGTTAGGGATTAATGAATCGCAAATTTCGCGATGGAAAGACAGCTTCATCCCCAAAATGGGAATGCTTCTTGCTGTTCTTGAATGGGGTGTTGAAGACGAGGAGTTGGCGGAACTGGCTAAGAAAGTAGCCAGAATGCTGACAAAAGAAAAAGCCCCGAAGAACGGCGAATTCTTCGAGGCCTGATGTAGAAAGACTGGATCAATCCACGGGAGTCATTATGACAAAACAACTCAGTCCTTACCAGGACAAAATTCACAAACACATACTACGTGATCGCTTCCTGTCCAGCTTCAAGCAGCCTGGTCGATTCCGGGCTGAGTTGGAAAAAGTGAAGCTGATGCAGAAGGAGAAAGGTCATGAGTAACATATCTAATCTAGCCGAAGCCAGAGAGGCCAGAAGGCTACAACAACCGCATCAAAGCAGCGGTAAGGGGTATGCCTTGCTGCACCGTAAAATTATGGATGTGCCGTTTTACAAGGACGCAGAAGCAGCACATCTGTGGGTTCACTTAATCCTCAAAGCAAAGCATACGCCTGAGTATGTAATGACTGACGCAGGAGAAATTCTGGTAGGCAGAGGTAAGCTACTTGGCGGTAGAAACTCTCTGGCGTTTGAAACAGGACTCAAACCAGATCGCGTTCAGTACCTGCTTAGAAAGTTCAAAAAACTCGGCATGATTGACTGGGTTTCACACGGTAAATTCTCAGTTTTCTCGGTAGAGAAATATGACGATTATCAGTCAAATTTTGTACCAGCAGATTACCAGCAAATTACCACCTCAAAGCCAGCAATACCAATGCCTGCAAGCAATACTGTACCAGCAGATTACCAGCAAATTACCACAGATAAAGAATATAATAATATTATCTCTAATACTGACGTATTAGAGAGTGCCACAGCAGACAAAAAGTCTGACAAGAAAAAACCTTCCGTCAGCTGTCAGGATGTTGTCGATGCTTACCACGAAATCCTTCCTGAAGCGCCAAGAATCCGCGCACTGAATGACAAGCGTAAAAACCAGATCCGAACGTTCTGGCGCAAAGCCGGAGTGATAACCCGACAGCTTGACGGGCATGGTTTCACGATGCAGGACTGGAGAAATTATTTGAGCTACGTTGGCGAAAATTGCCGATGGATGTTCGAAGAGCGCCCAAACCATCAGCGCGGAACCGTCTGGCACAAAAAGGGATTTGATTTCCTGCTTAACGACAATACCTACCTGAAAGTTCGTGAGGGTGAACACGATGACCGATAATTTTTATGCGCCGCCCCATAGCATCGAGGCAGAGCAGGCGGTGATTGGTGGATTGCTTCTGGATGATGACAGCAGTGAGCGCGTCCAGAAAGTTCTGGCGATGCTGAAGCCTGATTCATTTTACAGCCGACCACACAAAATCCTTTTCGAAGAAATAACCAGAATGCACCGGGAGCAAAAGCCAGTAGATGGCCTGACGCTTTTCGATGAACTGGAGCGTAAATCGTTAACGGTGTCTGTTGGCGGTTTTGCTTATATCGCTGAGATCGCAAAGAACACGCCAAGCGCAGCAAACATCGTTGCCTATGCAATGCAGGTACGTGAAACCGCAATGGAACGCTACGCCATCAACCGCATGACTGAAGCGACGGAATTGCTCTATTCCCGCAACGGAATGACTGCGACGCAGAAGTACGAAGCTATTCAGGCGATTTTCACGCAACTGACAGACCATGCAAAAACAGGATCGCGTCGCGGCCTTCGCTCATTTGGTGAGGTCATGGAAGACTGGGTTAGCGACCTTGAGAAGCGATTTGACCCGTCAGGCGAACAACGAGGAATGAGCACAGGGATCCCATCGCTGGACAGGATGCTGTCACCGAAAGGTCTGGTGAAAGGCTCTCTGTTTGTCATTGGCGCTCGCCCTAAGATGGGGAAAACGACGCTATACAGCCAGATGGCAATCAACTGCGCAGTGCATGAGAAAAAGCCCGCTCTGATGTTCAGCCTTGAAATGCCCGGTGACCAGATACTGGAAAAACTGGTAGGGCAGAAGTCAGGTGTTAACCCAAATATTTTTTACCTTCCGGCGACAAATGACGCTGATGACGGCTATCAGGGTGATTACGATGGTGACTTCAACAGGGCGATCGAAACAGCCAATCGCTTGAGTGAAATCGACCTGCTTTACATCGACGACACGCCGGGATTATCTCTGGCTCAAATCGTCAGCGAAAGCCGTCGAATCAAACGAGAAAAAGGATGCGTTGGCATGATTCTGGTCGATTACCTGACACTAATGACTGCTGAGAAGGCCGATCGCAACGACCTTGCTTACGGCATGATCACCAAAGGACTGAAGAACCTTGCCAAAGAGCTTGATTGCGTTGTTGTGCTTCTGACACAGCTTAACCGCGCATTGGAAAGCCGAACCAATAAACGCCCATTACCAAGTGACTCGCGCGATACAGGGCAGATTGAACAGGATTGCGATTATTGGGTCGGGATCCATCGTGAAGGCGCTTTTGATGACAGCGTTCCTCCTGGTGAAACCGAACTAATCCTTCGCCTCAATCGTCATGGCAATACCGGTACGGTGTATTGCATTCAGGCAAATGGCGCTATTTATGACACAGACCAACAGTCTGCTGAAATTCGCCGCCGTGAACGCGAGGAACCGCAGTCCAAGAAGAAAGGAGGATTCTGATGACCATCTACATCACTGAGCTGATAGCAGGCCTGCTGGTAATCGCAGGCCTTTTTATTTGGGGGAGGGTAAATCGTGGTTGAGTTGATTTTTTCTGTATTGAGGATTCTCGGTGCTATGTGGATGGTGGTGACGTTCATTGTGGTTGCCAGCAGTTTTATCCGGTTGGTGGGTGAAGGTAAAGACATGGTGGGTGTGCTTTTCGGTAGCATTCTCATGTGGGTGATTATCGGTGTTGCGCCTGTCGCTGTAGCAAAAATGGCGTGGCGTTTTGTGAGTTGAACTGAGGGTAAGTATCGATGGACGAATCAAGAAAGCAGTTTGAGGAATACGTTGCCAAAAAATTGAGATTACCATTCGAGATGATAACCGAGGCAAGAAATGGTGATAGGTACTTCGCATTTTCAAGCATGGATATTCGTCACTCCTTAAATGAGTGGTGGACTTTATGGCAGGCATCGCGAGCAGCTATTGAACTGGATATCGACTGGCCAGAATCGAATGACGACTTTTGGAAAGATGGTGAAGAAGGTGCTTATGCGATGGGTTATGAGGATGGGCGTGACAAAACGGTAATTGCAGTAATGAAAGCTATCAGAGCCGCTGGAATTAAAGAGAAGAATTTCGATGAAGCAAACAATCTTCCTCCGAAGTAAGCAACAACAGCAAGCCGCAATCAACGCCATCCTCGCAACACCACTCGATAAAGACAAGCCAGTCACCATCCGCATTACTGACTACAAGCGCAACCTTGACCAGAACGCAAAATTTCACGCGATGCTGGCGGATATCGCTCGTCAGGTTCAATGGTGCGGCAAATGGTTAAAACCGGAACAATGGAAGGTTTTGTTGATCAGCGGTCATTCAGTGGCAACAAAGCAGGAAGCTGATGTTTTGCCCGGCCTTGAAGGCGAATACGTCAACATTAGGGAGAGCAGCGCACAGATGAGCGTGAAGCGTATGGCAAGTCTGATCGAGTACACAACAGCATGGGCTATTGGTCAGGGTGTCAGATTTACCGACAGGAGGTACGAATGAGACGACAGCGACGAAGTATCACCGACATCATCTGCGAAAACTGCAAATACCTTCCAACGAAACGCTCCAGAAATAAACGCAAGCCAATCCCAAAAGAATCTGACGTAAAAACCTTCAACTACACGGCTCACCTGTGGGATATCCGGTGGCTAAGACATCGTGCGAGGAAATGACAATGGATTATTCACAGTTAAGTGATTTTGAAATTAACGTGGCGGTATTCGAAGCCATTCATAACGGATCACCGGATTACAAAGAAGGTGAGAATGGCGCGATGGTGTTTATCTCATTTGAGGGAGACATTGTAAACGGAGACGCAGTTGAAGTAGAGGTTGAGCGCGAATCCTTTAACCCATGCGCAAACCCAGCAGACGCATGGCCGATTATCACTGAAAACAACATCAGCATAATTTTAGACAATCCCTCAATGCCGTGCGCTACAGACAACGCAAGGGACTTGTTTGATGATGCCGGACCGAATGTTGGTGTCGCATATGACAATCCACTCCGTGCCGCCATGATTGTCTTTCTCATGATGCAGGACGCCAATAATGCTTAGCCCATCCCAATCCCTTCAATACCAGAAAGAAAGCGTCGAGCGAGCTTTAACGTGCGCTAACTGCGGTCAGAATCTGCATGTGCTGGAAGTTCATGTGTGTGAGCACTGCTGCGCAGAACTGATGAGCGATCCGAATAGCTCAATGTACGAGGAAGAAGACGATGAATGAGTTAATAAATGGCAACGCCATCAAAATGACAAGCATTGAAATCGCTGAGTTGGTGGGAAGTCGTCATGACAAGGTGAAACAATCTATTGAACGACTGGCGGCTCGAGGTGTGATCCGAAATCCCCCAATGGTGGTTTTCTAAAAAATCAATAACTTAGGATTACTTCGTGGCGTAGAGGCTTACGTTTTTGAGGGCGAACAAGGTAAGCGAGACAGTATTGTCGTTGTAGCCCAGTTGTCGCCGGAATTCACCGCTCGTCTTGTTGATCGTTGGCGAGAGCTTGAAGAAACTACGGTTAATATCCCCAAAACGCTACCGGAAGCGTTGCGCCTTGCTGCTGATCTTGCTGAGAAGAAAATGCAACTGGAAAACCAGCTCGCAATTGCCGCACCTAAAGTTGAGTTTGCCGATCGCGTTGGCGAGGCCAGCGGAATTTTGATTGGAAACTTTGCAAAGGTTGTTGGAATTGGTCCAAACAAACTGTTTGCGTGGATGCGCGATCACAAAATCCTTATTGCTTCAGGTTCCCGGCGCAATGTGCCAATGCAGGAATATATGGATCGCGGCTATTTCACAGTGAAAGAAACAGCGGTCAACACAAATCACGGAATACAGATATCGTTCACCACAAAAATCACCGGGCGTGGTCAACAGTGGCTGACCAGAAAGCTGCTCGATAACGGAATGCTGAAAGTAACAGGGGAGGCCGCTTAATGGCTAATCTACGCAAAGAAGCACGCGGCAGAGAATGCCAGGTACGTATTTACGGCGTATGCAATGGTAATCCTGAAACTACAGTTCTGGCACATTACCGGATGGCTGGAATTTGTGGAACGGGGATGAAGCCTGACGACCTGATCGGCGCATGGGCTTGTAGCGCGTGTCACGATGAAATCGACCGACGCACCCATAACCTCGACAACAAAGACGCCAGACTTTACCACCTCGAAGGCGTGATCAGGACGCAGGCGATACTGCTGAAGGAGGGGAAGATTAAGTCATGAACGAATATCAGTTTGTGCTTCCATACCCGCCGTCGGTGAATACCTACTGGCGAAGACGGGGAAGCCAATACTACATCAGCGATAAAGGCCAGAAATACCGAAAAGACGTTCAGCAAATCATCCGCCAACTTAAGTTAGACATTTTCACCAAATCACGACTCCGCATCAAAGTCATCGCAGACGTTCCAGACTCCCGCCGCCGCGACCTCGACAACATCCTGAAAGGTTTACTCGACTCTCTTATCCACGCCGGATTTGCGGAAGACGACGAGCAATTCGATGACATTCGCGTAATTCGTGGCGTGAAAGTACCAGGCGGAAGGCTTGGAATAAAAATCACCGAACTGGAGAACGTATGAACGCCACAATTCAAACGATACCAGAGCTTCTTATCCAGACACGAGGCAATCAGACCGAAGTGGCGAGGATGCTTTCCTGCGCAAGAGGAACGGTGCTCAAGTACAACCGAGACAGCAAAGGCGAACGTCACGTAATAGTTAACGGCGTCCTGATGGTCAAACAGGGCAAGAGGGGAAGACGATGAGACTCGAAAGCGTAGCTAAATTTCATTCGCCAAAAAGCCCGATGATGAGCGACTCACCACGGGCTACGGCTTCTGACTCTCTTTCCGGTACTGATGTGATGGCTGCTATGGGGATGGCGCAATCACAAGCCGGATTTGGAATGGCTGCGTTCTGTGGTAAGCACGAACTCAGCCAGAATGACAAACAAAAAGCCATCAACTATCTGATGCAATTTGCACACAAGGTATCGGGGAAATACCGTGGCGTTGCAAAGCTTGAAGGAAATACTAAGGCAAAGGTACTGCAAGTGCTCGCAACATTCGCTTATGCGGATTATTGCCGTAGTGCCGCGACGCCGGGCGCAAGATGCAGAGATTGCCACGGTACAGGTCGGGCGGTTGATATTGCCAAAACAGAGCAGTGGGGGAGAGTTGTTGAGAAAGAATGCGGAAGATGCAAAGGTGTCGGCTATTCAAGAATGCCAGCAAGCGCCGCATATCGCGCTGTGACGATGCTAATCCCAAACCTTACCCAACCCACCTGGTCACGCACTGTTAAGCCGCTGTATGACGCTCTGGTGGTGCAATGCCACAAGGAAGAGTCAATCGCAGACAACATTTTGAACGCGGTCACACGTTAGCAGCATGATTGCCACGGATGGCAACATATTAACGGCATAATATTGACTTTTTGAATAAAGTTGGGTAAATTTGACTCAACGATGGATAAATGCACTCGTTAAATAAAGCCCTGAGTTAATAGCTCGGGGCTTTTTGCGTTACAATCACAAAAGGAAGAGCGTTAGGTGAATCGGCGATACTGCCCCACAAGCCCGTTAATCGATAGAGGTAGACTAGCGCTCTTCCTTTTGTGCTGAATTAAGCGAATGCCGGAAGCAGAACCGGATCACCAAATGCGTACAGGCGTCATCGCCGCCCAGCAACAGCATAACCCAAACTGAGCCGTAGCCACTGGTTATCCTGAACTCATCAGTGATAGTTATGCTGCGGCCTTCTACATATGACCTTCGTGAAAGCGGATGGCAAGAGGCTGCGCTAACAACCTCCTGCCGTTTTGCCCGTGCATATCGGTCACGAACAAATCTGATTACTAAACACAGTAGCCTGGATTTGTTCTATCAGTAATCGACCTTATTCCTAATTAAATAGAGCAAATCCCCTTATTGGGGGTAAGACATGAAGATGCCAGAAAAACATGACCTGTTAGCCGCCATTCTCGCGGCAAAGGAACAAGGCATCGGGGCAATCCTTGCGTTTGCAATGGCGTACCTTCGCGGCAGATATAATGGCGGTGCGTTTACAAAAACAGTAATCGACGCAACGATGTGCGCCATTATCGCCTGGTTCATTCGTGACCTTCTCGACTTCGCCGGACTAAGTAGCAATCTCGCTTATATAACGAGCGTGTTCATCGGCTACATCGGTACTGACTCGATTGGTTCGCTTATCAAACGCTTCGCTGCTAAAAAAGCCGGAGTAGAAGATGGTGGAAATCAATAATCAACGTAAGGCGTTCCTCGATATGCTGGCATGGTCAGAGGGAACTGATAACGGACGTCAGAAAACCAGAAATCATGGTTATGACGTCATTGTAGGAGGAGAGCTATTCACTGATTACTCCGATCACCCTCGCAAACTTGTCACGCTAAACCCCAAACTCAAATCAACAGCCGCCGGACGCTACCAGCTTCTTTCCCGTTGGTGGGATGCCTACCGCAAGCAGCTTGGCCTGAAAGACTTCTCTCCCAAAAGCCAGGACGCTGTGGCACTGCAGCAGATTAAGGAGCGTGGCGCTTTACCGATGATTGATCGCGGTGATATCCGTCAGGCTATCGATCGTTGCAGCAATATCTGGGCTTCACTTCCGGGGGCTGGTTATGGTCAGTTCGAGCATAAGGCTGACAGCCTGATTGCAAAATTCAAAGAAGCGGGTGGAACGGTCAGAGAGATTGAGGTATGAGCAGAGTAACCGCGATTATCTCCGCTCTGGTTATCTGTATCATCGTCTGCCTGTCATGGGCTGTTAATCATTACCGTGATAACGCCATTACCTACAAAGCCCAGCGCGACAAAAATGCCAGAGAACTGAAGCTGGCGAACGCGGCAATTACTGACATGCAGATGCGTCAGCGTGATGTTGCTGCGCTCGATGCAAAATACACGAAGGAGTTAGCTGATGCGAAAGCTGAAAATGATGCTCTTCTGCGGAAGCTTGATAATGGTGGTCGGGTGCTCGTCAAAGGAAAATGCCCTGTGCCATCCTCAGCCGAAACCTCCAGCGCCTCCGGCATGGGCAATGATGCCACCGTCGAACTCTCTCCAGTTGCTGGACGAAACGTTCTCGGTATCCGGGACGGAATCATCAGCGACCAAACAGCACTGAGAACGCTTCAGGAATACATCAGGACGCAATGCCTTCGATGATAGCGATAATTTTACTCATCATCCTTCACATCTGGCTCTGTAGACAGGGTGGTGATCACTTCTGGAGTGAATCCAGATTAAACATCTCATTGCTGATGCTTGATATTGAGCATCTGGCGCGCGGTAAGGGGCTGCGTTGAGATAAGAGCCAGTCATTACAAAGCCTATCTACGGGTGGGCTTGATAATGAAACCGGGATTTATTCTGGGCAACCAGTTACGGCAGTACAGCGAAACAACCCAAGCCAGAAAGTGGGGAAATAACACTGGCAGCCACTGAAAGATGAACCTCCAGCCTTATGGCAAAAAAGATTCTTTGTGGTGGCGGACTGATGGAAAGACATCGGTTATTGCAGAGGCTAATCCTGAGTAAAATGGTGGATCAATATTGGGCCGTTGGTGGAGATTAAGTGGACCACTTTTCATCCGTCGTTGACACGAAGAAAGACGTACTGTCGCATAACAAATCGGTGCAGGCGCACTGCCAGCAGAATGAATACCGGGCTTTGAAGTCGCGGCCTGAGTGAAGCATAAACAATAAAGCGAGGTTTTTTCATCATGAAAAAAGAAGACTGTGGGTTTATCTCGGTTACCAACTCAATCAACGAGGTAAAAAACCTGTTCGTGGGAAATGCAATCCCGCAAGAGGGTGAGGTTCTTGAGCTGGTGGTCATCAAAAGCGAAACCACCGATGACTCATGTGCATTGGTGCTCAAATTGAGCTCAGTTCAAAAATAAAACGAGCTGATTGATGCGTTGAATATTTTGCGTGTGAATTGATGTATCTCATTAATTAAACTGGTGGATGAATCCATTATGAATTTTCACTCACCGGTATCGGAGAAAATCGATGCATCAAACTTTAGCCAACGCAACGTTTCAGGTCATTGCAGGTGATTCTCGTGGTAGTGGGTTCAGCTTCATGCGAGAAGATCTGGTCGTAACCAATTTGCATGTTGTCGCCACCTGCTGTGACTTGCAGAACCTGCGTCAAATTAATCATGTCATCCTTCAAACTGAAGTTAATGAGCATATCGAAGCTCAAATATTGCACATTGATGGTGACAACGACTTTGCGATTATGCGGTTGCAATCACAGCTTCCTGCCGGGAGAACAGTCCTTCAACCATCTGCTGGGTTTGCTCCATCCAGGGGCAGAAAAGTAATTTTTGCAGGATACCCGCATGGGATACCTCTGTTACTAACAAGTGAGGCAATTATTTCAGCACCGATGGAGCATGGCCGATTTACGCTTGATGGAATGGTTAATGGGGGGAACTCAGGAGGACCTATTATTGATCGAGATTCGGGAGAGTTAGTAGGTATCGTCACCCAGCGTAGATATATAATGGGCGATCAGGCTGATGCTTTCAGCCAAGAAATAGCCCAACTGCGACAATATCTTTCTTCAGCAAGTCAGCATGGAAGTGTTGAGATCATGGGTGTTAATTTCGGGCAAATGGCGGACATGTTTGGTAGATCGCTACAGATTGTTTCGGACATGATGTCGCAGAATGCTAACTCCGGAATTGGTATTGGATTTTCAATCCAGCCCATCGTTGATGTGATCACATCTTTCCCTACGAAATAAACATTCGTTGTATAAGATTTTATACATGATATGGCCACGCATATGTGTGGCTTTTTATTGCCATCACAAAAGCCATTCCCTACAGAGTGGCTTTGATAATGGCTTATACCCTACACGGGATAACTTAACTGATATCCCTTTTAACGGATAAACGGAGCCAACAATGGCAGAGATTATTCCCATGACTGAAGAACAGAAATTCCAGTTAGAGATTTACAAGCTGGTCATGAACCAGAACGCAGCCGCAGAAGAAGCATTTCAATTCATCGGCACTGACGAGTTGAAGCTTGAGCTATTCAAAATTCACTTCCAGTCAGGTGGCGCTAATTCAGATATCACGACCCGAACTATCGAAGCGGTGCGTAAATCGAAGGAAGCGTTAGACCTGTTCACTACCGGAGCATGATGTGAGCCGCGTAATCAATTTGGGTAAGGAGAAGAAATTCCCAATTACTCAAGAGCTATACGAGCGGCTGGAAATCGTTATCCATGATTACGATGGTGAAATCAGTTTATGCGAGGCGATTGGCACACTCGAATTGCTGAAGCAGTCACTGATTGAAGGCGCGAAAGAGTCCTCAACCTGAAATAAAAATTAAGTGAGATGAATATGGCGACTGAACCAAAAGCTGGTCGCCCCTCTGATTATATGCCGGAGGTGGCTGACGATATCTGCTCGTTGCTTTCTTCTGGCGAGAGTTTGCTGAAAGTATGTAAGCGTCCTGGTATGCCGGATAAGTCCACTGTTTTCCGCTGGTTGGCAAAGCATGAGGATTTTCGCGACAAGTACGCGAAGGCAACTGAGGCACGAGCTGATTCTATTTTCGAAGAGATATTCGAAATTGCTGACAATGCGATTCCAGATGCTGCTGAAGTGGCAAAGGCAAGACTTCGCGTTGATACACGCAAATGGGCGTTGGCCCGAATGAATCCCCGTAAGTATGGCGACAAGGTAACTAACGAGCTTGTCGGTAAGGACGGCGGCGCAATCCAGATTGAAACATCACCGATGAGCACTCTATTCGGAAAATGACCTCGATTAATCCTATCTTTGAACCGTTCATTGAGGCGCATCGCTACAAAGTCGCCAAAGGCGGTCGAGGTAGCGGTAAGTCATGGGCAATTGCGAGGCTGCTTGTTGAAGCGGCGCGTCGGCAGCCAGTGCGTATTCTCTGCGCTCGTGAACTGCAAAACAGTATCAGCGATTCGGTAATCCGGCTGCTTGAAGATACCATCGAGCGTGAAGGGTATTCGGCTGAGTTTGAAATTCAGCGTTCCATGATTCGTCATCTCGGAACGAATGCTGAGTTCATGTTCTACGGCATCAAAAACAACCCGACGAAGATTAAATCGCTAGAAGGTATTGATATCTGCTGGGTGGAGGAAGCGGAAGCGGTAACGAAGGAATCATGGGATATCCTGATACCAACCATCCGCAAGCCGTTTTCCGAAATATGGGTGAGCTTTAACCCTAAGAACATCCTCGACGATACCTATCAGCGATTCGTCGTAAATCCTCCCGATGATATTTGCCTGCTGACGGTGAACTACACCGACAATCCGCATTTTCCTGAAGTTCTCCGTCTGGAGATGGAAGAGTGTAAACGCAGAAACCCGACACTGTATCGTCACATCTGGCTTGGTGAGCCAGTGAGCGCAAGTGATATGGCAGTCATCAAACGTGAATGGCTTGAAGCCGCAACCGATGCGCACAAGAAACTCGGATGGAAAGCGAAAGGCGCTGTTGTCTCTGCGCATGACCCATCAGATACAGGGCCAGATGCTAAAGGTTATGCATCGCGTCACGGTTCGGTTGTTAAGCGCATTGCCGAAGGTCTGCTGATGGACATCAACGAGGGTGCTGACTGGGCTACTTCGCTGGCGATTGAAGACGGCGCTGACCATTACCTGTGGGATGGTGATGGTGTTGGTGCCGGGCTACGCAGACAGACAACGGAAGCGTTCTCCGGCAAGAAAATCACCGCCACGATGTTCAAAGGCAGCGAATCGCCATTCGATGAAGATGCGCCGTATCAGGCCGGAGCATGGGCTGATGAAGTCGTACAGGGTGACAACGTTCGCACTATTGGCGATGTGTTTCGCAATAAGCGAGCGCAATTCTATTACGCGCTGGCTGACAGGCTGTATCTGACATATCGGGCGGTTGTCCACGGTGAGTATGCAGACCCCGACGACATGCTGAGTTTCGACAAAGAAGCGATAGGCGAGAAGATGCTGGAGAAGCTGTTTGCAGAACTGACGCAGATTCAGCGCAAATTCAATAACAACGGGAAGCTGGAGCTTATGACTAAGGTCGAAATGAAGCAGAAGCTCGGTATTCCATCTCCTAACCTGGCTGATGCGCTGATGATGTGTATGCATTGCCCGGAGTCGGCTGCGCAACCCGACTATTCCAGTTACTCAATTCCTTGTGGTGTAGGTTGATATGGCAGAAAAAAAGATGGCTGACTGGCATCGCAAGGTGCTGTGCAACTTTGATAATGCCTGGTCAGCAACGCATGATATGCGTGAGCAGATTATTGAGGCTCAACGTTTCGTCAGGGTGTCCGGCGCACAGTGGGAAGGTAGCACAAACGCTGGTTACTCGTTTGATGAGGGCAGGTTTGAGCATTACCCGCGCTTTGAACTGAATAAGATTGCCCGTGAATGTGATCGCATCATTGGCGAGTATCGACAGAATCGCATCAGCGTTAAATTCAGGCCGAAGGACGATAAGGCATCGGAAGCGTTAGCCGAAAAGATGAACGGCAAATTCCGCGCTGACTATCAGGAAACATCCGGTGGCGAAGCGTGTGATAACGCATTTGATGATGCTGTAACGGGCGGATTCGGTTGTTTCCGCATGTGTGCCGATTACGAAGATGAAATGGATCCGAGTAACGAGCAGCGACGCATCAGCCTTCTTCCTGTTTACGACCCAGCGACATGCGTCTTCTTCGATCAGGACAGCAAACAATATGACCGCTCTGATGCTATGTGGGCTATGGAAATGTTCTCCATGACGCCCAAAGCGTTCGAGGCTGAATACCCTGATTCCATCGCGGCAAGTCTTTCTCGTGATGACACTGGCACTCAATATGACTGGTCAACGCCCGATGCTATCTATGTTGGACGCTACTACGAAGTACGCATAGAGAAGGTGAAGCTCACGGCGTGGCGCAACCCTGTTAGCGGAGAAACGGCAATCTATGATGAAGAGCAAATCAAAGATGTTGTCGACGAGCTAACCGATGGCGCATTCGAACTGATTGGTGAGCGAACGGTGAAGAAACGCCGCGTTTATTGCGGCCTTCTGTCTGGCGCTGAATGGCTGGAAGAACCGAAGCGTATTCCGGGCGAACATATTCCTCTCATCCCGGTATATGGGCGTCGATCATTTGTTGATAATCAGGAGCGAATCGAAGGCCACGCAGCAAAAGCGATGGATGCACAGCGTCTTGAGAACCTGATGGTTTCCATGATTGCAGATAACGCTACTCAGGCTGGCGGTGATGGCATTCCTATCGTGGATGTTGATTTCATTCCCGGTCCATTAATGAATCACTGGGCAGAGAGGAATAAGAAAAGACCTGCAGTTCTCCCCATGACCAGCAAGAAGGACAAAAACGGAACGGTCATTTCAGAGGCTCAGGTTGCTGGCTGGACACCTCCGACACAAATGCCTCCTGCTCTTGCCGGGCTATTGCAGTACACCGGAACGGCTATTCAGCAAATTACAGGCGCGTCGCAGCTTGAGAACATGCCGAGCAACGTCGCTACCGATACCGTTGATAGTATCTTTAACCGGATGGATACGCAGTCCTATATCTACATGGACAACATGGCTAAATCCATGCGCCGCGCTGGCGTCGTGTGGCTTTCTATGGCTCGTGAAGTCTATGGCAGCGATACGCCAATGCGCATCGTTAATGAGGACGGCAGCGATGACGTGGCGCTAATGACTGGTGAAGTGGTTGACCGTCAGACAGGGCAGGTTATCGCGCTTAACGACCTTTCGCAGGGTAACTATGAAGTGACTGTCGATGTCGGTCAGTCGTTCGCTACTCGCCGTGATGCAACGGTTAAGTCGTTACTTTCCATGCTGGCACTTATCCCGCCAGGGACGCCGAAGCACGACCTTGTATCGTCGATGATTCTCGACAATATGGACGGCGAAGGGATGGACGACCTTAAAGAATACAACCGCAATCAGTTGCTTCTGTCTGGCGTTATCAAGCCGAGAACGCCTGAAGAACAGCAGATGGTTGAACAGGCAAAACAACAACAGGCCAGTCAGCCAGATCCGGCTATGGTTGCAGCGCAAGGTCAGCTTCTTGCTGGTCAGGCTGAATTGCAGAAAGCGCAGAACGAACAGGCAGCCATTCAGGTTAAAGCATTCCAGGCACAGACTGATGCTCAGGTTGCAGCGGCAAATGTTGTGAAAATCCTCGCATCTGCCGATAGTCAGCAGAAATCTGATATCCGCGAGGCTCTGAAACTGCTCGGACAGTTCCAGCAACAGCAAGGAGACAATGCCCGTGCTGATGCAGAGCTTGTCCTGAAAAGTCAGGCACAGGGCCATGCGCAGCGCATGGACATCAGCAGCATCCTGCAAAAATCAACTCAGCAACAACCACAGCAGTAATTAACCCATAACGTGCAATGGCTGTCTTTATGAGGCCTGGCACCCTATTGCCTTCCGATGGGCTGAACATCGAGTAAACAGGGGTAACACATGGACCAGATGGCAGAAAACACACCAGAAGTTGAAATCGAACCCGACGCGTCAGAGCAGATTCCTGATGATGTCGAACTGGCTGAAGAAGTCGAAACAGAAGATGGCAGCGAGTCCTCCGGCAATGATGCAGAGGAAGCTACTGAAACTGATGACGACGAATCAGAACAGGAATTCTACTTTGGTGACGAAAAGCTGGATTCGCCAACCAGCGAAGATGGCGCAGAGCATGGACTGGTAAAACACCTGCGCAAGACGATTAAAGAGAAAGACCGCGAGCTGAAAGAGCTGATGCGTCAGTCTCAGAAACCCGTCGAGCAGCAGCCGGTAATCACTCAACCACCGCGAATGCCAAAACTGGATGATGAGGACATCGGTTTCGATGAAGAAATCTACCAGCAACGCATGGCTAAGTGGGCAGAGGATAACGGCAAGTACCAGCAACAGGAGATGGCTCGCAAGCAGAAGGAGCAGGAGCTTCAGGCTGCCTATCAAGAGCGATTATCCAAATATCAGCAACGTGTTAAGGCTCTCAAAGTTCCTGGCTATCAGGAAGCTGAGCAGGCCGTACTCGAGGAAATCCCCATCGAGACACAAAACGCGATCCTGTTTGAGTCAGAGAAGCCGGAAATCGTTGTTCTGGCACTCGGTCGCAACGCTGAACTGCGCAAGCAACTGGCAGAAGCTACCAACCCCGTAGCAATTGGTCGTCTGCTGGAACGTATCGAATCGAAGGCCAGAATCATGCCAAAAGCAAAAACCACGGCAGCCACAACCCCGACAGTTAAGGGGAGCAACGGCGCAGTAATCAATAACCTCGACAAACTGAAAGCCAAGGTGCTGGAAACTGGTGACTGGACGCCGTATTTCGCCGCTAAAAAGGCAAAAAAATAACCTATCGGAGCATTAAGCATGGCTAACCAATTAGCAAAAGACCTTGAAATCATGTTCGAAAACTACGTTGAAGGCTTTGAGGCCGCCTGCGTAGTTTCCCGTAACGCTAAAAAATTCCGTCCCGGCGATACAGCAATGCAGCGAGCAGGTGATGTTCTGTATCGTCCGCAGCATTACCACATGAACATTGAGGAAGGCCTAGACCTCAGCGGCAAAACGCCAACAGCACTGGTTCAGCGCCTTGTTCCTTCTGTGTTCAAGGAGCCGAAAAACATTCTGTACACTCTGGATGCGCGTGAAATGCGTGACCCGGAACATAAAACTGAAGCTGGTCGCGCCGCAGGTATGCGCCTTGCTGCACAGATTGACTCTGACCTGATTTCCATGGTTACGCAGCGTGCTACTAACGTGATCACGATGGCTGACTCAACCACAGGTTCACAGGGCCGTGATTTGTGGAACTGTGCGGCAGGTATTGATGCCACCATGACGGCGATTGGTGTACCTCAGGGTATCAACCGTCGCTCTTTCTGGAATCCCTTCAACTACAAAGACCTTGCTGGCGAGCTTGGTCACCGTGCCTATGCTCAGGGCGCAACCCTGACAGCATACGAAAAAGCGCAGATCCCTCCGGTTGCTTCCTTTGATAGCTACAAGACCGATATTTCTGGTCGATTACCGAAAGGAAGCGCTGAATCCTTGACAGTATCAGGCCAACCTGAACACAAGGTTGAAGCGAAAGATTCAAATGGTATGCCAGTTGATAACCGACAGGGGACTATTACGGTATCTGCATCTGGCTTGCAGGTTGGTGATGCGTTCACCATTGCCGGTGTGAATTCCGTACACCAGATCACAAAAGATACCACCGGGCAACCGCAGGTATTCCGTGTTCTGGCTGTTAGCGGAACTACCGTAACAATCTCTCCAAAGATTCTCCCTGTTGAAAATACCGATGTTGCGAGTCGTCCATATGCAAACGTCGATGCCAAACCGGCAGAATCAGCAGCAATCACCATTCTCAACAAGAACGCAGCACCTGCTAACCTGTTCTGGGCTGATGGTTCTGTTGAGCTGATGTACGGCAAACTGGCGTTCCCGACTGGTCAGGGTCCACAGGTAATGACAGCAACCACAGAGCAGGGCGCTACGCTGATCATGTCTTACGCCTTCGACCACATCAAAGGCGTAACCACTGCTCGTTTCACCACTCTGTACGGTTGCTCTGTACTTGTTCCTGAATATACGGGCATCGTTATTGCCGGGCAGTAATTTTGGTGGGGCTTCGGCCCCATTTTTATTGGGAGAAGACAATGGCACGAACAATGCTCTATAAGCCTGGCAACATGATCACCTGTGGTCAGTTTGCTGTCGATTACATCATTGTTGATGACGAAGAAGTTAAATCTCACCTGAAAAAAGGTTGGGTGAAAACTCCTGAAGAAACCGCAACGAAGCAAAAAGTGGCTAAGGCGGAAGAAGATGGCGAAAACGAAGGGTGATCTCGTTCTAAAGGCTTTACGAAAAGCTGGGCTGTATTCCAATGCCACGTTGACAGATGCTGATCCTCAGGCAATTGAAGATGCCATTAATGACCTCGAAGACATGATGGCAGCATGGCAGGCTAAAGGTATCGAGCTTGGGTATCAGTTTGCTGATACAGAAAACGGCATCATGCCGTTACCTGACGATGATTCAGGTATCCCTGCATGGGCAAATGATGGCGTCGCTTTGAAACTCGCTGTGCAAGTGTGCATGGATAACGTCATTCAGCCGTCAGACGCTCTCCTTACCGCTGCTGACAGTGCATATCAGACAATCTGCATCGCTTTAACCAAAATACCACCACTTGAGCGGCGAAATGACATGCCTCGCGGTAGTGGTAACAAAAGCGCGTTTACGTGGAATCGGTTTTACATCGAGAAAGATGATCCGAGTACGTGAGGTGAATAAATGCCGATTCAGCAACTTCCGCTTATGAAAGGTGTCGGCAAAGACTTTCGAAACGCCGACTATATCGACTATCTGCCAGTGAATATGCTGGCAATTTTGATATAATAAGTACATGAAAAATCGAAACTTTAAGGAGTAGATATGCTTTCTGAGAATGCTAAAGATATACCTGGATTTGAAGGTGTTTATGCCGTAACAGAAGATGGCAGGGTGTATTCTCACTCACGTGTTGTTAAGGCTGCGCATGGCAGCACGCAACTCAGAAAGGGGCGCTGGTTAAAGCCTAAAATAAATCAGGGAAGGGTGCTTTATAATATCGGAGCAAAATGGACTTTTGCCCATCGAATCGTTGCAATGACATTCCTGCCAAATCCTGAAAACAAGCCTCAGGTAAATCATATTGATGGCAATCCACTCAATAATAACGTCAATAATCTTGAGTGGTGCACTCAAAGCGAAAACATCAAACATGCATACGCCACAGGATTAAAGAAACCAATCAAGTTTTTCGGAACCAAGCACCCAAAACACAAGTTGAGTGATGACGATGTTCTTGCAATCAAGTCATCAAAAGAAAGCTTGTCAGTAATTGCGGCTAAGTACGGGATATCTAAGACCTGGGCAAGTAGGCTAAAGCGTGATGCTAACTGGGTTCATATAAAGGTTGATTCCAATGGCAATACAACAACTACCACTAATGAAGGGATTAGGGAAAAGTGCGGTTAATGCTGATTATATAGACCAACTTCCAGTCAATCTTTTAGCTACGCCCAAGGAGGTGTTGAATTCATCGGGATATCTTCGCTCATTCCCGGGCATTGCCAAACGCTCTGATGTGAACGGTGTATCGCGCGGCGTCGAGTACAACATGGCGCAGAGTGCTGTTTATCGCGTGTGTGGTGGCAAACTGTACAAAGGAGAAAGCGAGGTTGGTGATATCGCCGGAAGTGGTCGTGTATCAATGGCGCATGGTCGGACATCACAGGCGGTAGGCGTTAATGGTCAACTGGTCGAGTATCGCTATGATGGTACGGTTAAAACCGTCTCAAACTGGCCTACAGACAGTGGATTCACTCAGTATGAGTTAGGTTCAGTTCGCGACATTACGCGCTTACGTGGGCGTTATGCGTGGTCAAAAGACGGAACTGATTCATGGTTTATCACTGACCTTGAAGACGAATCGCATCCTGACCGTTACAGTGCACAATATCGCGCAGAATCGCAGCCGGACGGCATCATCGGCATCGGAACATGGCGAGATTTCATCGTCTGCTTTGGTTCATCGACGATTGAATACTTTTCCCTGACTGGGGCAACCACCGTTGGTGCCGCGTTGTATGTCGCACAGCCATCGCTGATGGTGCAGAAAGGTATTGCCGGGACTTACTGCAAAACACCATTCGCTGATTCGTATGCGTTCATCAGCAATCCGGCAACGGGTGCGCCGTCTGTGTACATCATCGGCTCCGGTCAGGTATCACCAATCGCCAGCGCGAGCATTGAGAAAATCCTCCGCTCCTACACTGCTGATGAACTGGCTGATGGTGTGATGGAGTCTCTGCGATTTGATGCGCATGAGTTGCTGATTATCCATCTTCCGCGTCACGTCCTTGTGTACGATGCATCTTCAAGCGCCAATGGTCCGCAATGGTGTGTGCTGAAAACAGGCCTGTATGACGATGTGTACCGCGCTATCGACTTCATTTACGAAGGCAATCAGATAACGTGCGGAGATAAGCTGGAGTCCGTGACCGGGAAATTGCAGTTCGATATCAGCAGCCAGTACGACAAGCAGCAGGAACACCTGCTGTTTACTCCGTTGTTCAAAGCGGATAACGCCAGAGTGTTTGACTTTGAGGTTGAATCGTCAACTGGCGTTGCGCAGTATGCTGACCGCCTTTTTCTCTCTGCAACCACTGACGGCATCAATTACGGGCGTGAGCAGATGATTGAGCAGAATGAACCGTTCGTTTACGACAAACGCGTTTTGTGGAAGCGAGTAGGGCGCATCAGGAAAAATGTTGGCTTCAAATTGCGCGTTATCACGAAGTCACCTGTCACTCTGTCTGGCTGCCAGATAAGGATTGAGTAATGGCGGATTCATCACTGAATAATCCTGTCGCGGTTCAGGCTACGCGCCTTGATGCTTCAATTTTGCCACGCAATATATTCAGCCAGTCTTACCTGCTGTATGTCATAAATCAGGGTGCTGATGTTGGCGCAATTGCCGGGAAGGCAAATCAGGCTGGTCAGGGCGCTTACGATGCTCAGGTAAAAAACGATGAACAGGACGTCGAACTGGCAGATCACGACGCAAGAATCACCGCAAACACAAAAGCGATAAATCTCCTTGAGGTCAGGTTAACAACCGCCGAAGGTAAGATAGTCGTACTGCGTAGCGATGTTGATTACTTGCTGGATGAGGTTATCGATATTCAGGCGCATCTGGTCACTGTTGACCAAAGACTGGATGGCGTAGAAAGCGATGTATCTGACATTAAGAGTGATTACGTATCAAAAACCGTAACCGAATTGCAGTCTCTTGAGTCACCGCTGGATGTAAAAACATCATATTCAGTTGATGGAATTCAGGTTGTTGGAGCAAGAAATACCGGATGGACTGCAGCCACAGGTACACCTCTTCTTGGCTCATTCAACGCTAACCAGTCATACACGGTCGGCACTACGTACACACAATCCGAAGTCGCGGCTCTCGCTACAGGTTTGCAGCAGGCGCGGCAGCGTATTCTGGCGCTTGAAACGGCACTTAGATTACATGGGCTGATTGACTGATGATTACATTCAAACCAACGCGAAACATTGACCTGATCGAAGCAGTCGGAAATCACCCTGACATTATTGCCGGGAGCAACAACGGCGATGGATACGACTACAAACCTGAATGCCGTTACTTTGAGGTGAACGTGCACGGGCAGTTCGGCGGAATTGTTTACTATCAGGAGATTCAGCCGCTGACCTTTGATTGCCACGCCATGTACCTGCCAGAGATTCGCGGCTTCAGCAAGGAAATCGGGCTGTCGTTCTGGAGATACATTCTGACTAACACCACCGTTCAGTGCGTCACATCGTTCGCTGCGCGCAAATTCCGCCACGGGCAGATGTACTGCGCAATGATTGGCCTTAAGCGTGTAGGGACCATCAAGAAATACTTCAAAGGCGTGGATGACGTGACTTTTTACAGCGCCACACGCGAAGAACTAATCGACTTCCTGAATCACGGGAGATAGCCATGTTATATGCATTTAAGCTGGGCAGAAAACTGCGCGGCGAGGAACCTTGGTGCCCTGAAAAAGGCGGGAAAGGCGGGAAAAGTGGCAGCTCTGATAAAAGCGCAAAGTATGCCGCAGAAGCTCAGAAGTATGCCGCAGACCTGCAGAATAAGCAGTTCAACACCATCATGAATAACCTAAAGCCGTTTACTCCTCTGGCTGATAAGTATGTCGGCAGCCTCGAGAACTTATCGTCTCTGGAAGGGCAAGGTCAGGCGCTTAACCAGTATTACAACTCTCAGCAGTACAAAGATCTTGCTGGTCAGGCTCGCTATCAGAGTCTGGCGGCAGCGGAAGCAACAGGTGGATTGGGTTCCACCGCAACCAGTAATCAGTTAGCAACAATCGCACCAACGCTTGGTCAGCAATGGCTATCTGGTCAGATGAACAACTACCAGAATCTGGCAAATATTGGTCTTGGCGCACTGCAAGGTCAGGCAAACGCCGGGCAGACATATGCCAACAACATGAGTCAGATTTCGCAGCAAAGTGCGGCTCTTGCAGCGGCAAATGCCAACAGACCATCAGCAATGCAATCTGCTATTGGCGGAGGTGCGTCTGGTGCTATTGCTGGGGCTGGACTTGCGAAATTAATTGGTTCATCAACTCCGTGGGGGGCTGCGATCGGCGGCGGTCTTGGTCTGCTTGGCTCGTTGTTTTAAGGGGTAATCATGGCTACGTGGCAACAGGGTATTAATTCTGGTGGTTTTCTGGCTGGCATCGGTACGCAAAATGAGAATGCGCCAAAGGCAAGCGACATTAACGCAACGCTTGGTCTGATCCGCGAAAACAATGAACTGGCTCGCTCAGGTGCAAATAACGTTGGTCTGACCGCGTTACGTGGTCTGGCTGGAGTTGCTGATATTTACAATCAGGAACAGCAACAGAAAGCTATTAGTGCGTTCAATAAGGTTCACGCTGATGCATGGGCTTCTGGTGATCCATCGGGACTATTTAAGTTTGCCCAGGAAAATCCAGCGTTTGTTGCACAGGCACAACAGGCGTTTTCCGGTCTTAATGAGCAGCAACGCAACGATATGGGTGATTTAGCCATGAGGGCTAACGTCGCTCTTTCTCAGGGACCGGAAGCCTACAGTAAATTCATTACTGACAACAAGGACAGGTTAAATCGCGTGGGGGCGAATGCTGACTGGATGATTCAGACAGGTATCCAGAATCCAGAGCAGCTATCACACATGCTGACTACTATGTCTCTCGGTGCGCTTGGACCAGAAAAGGCGTTTGCTGTTCAGGACAAGATGGCTGGTCGTGAAATTGACCGAGGCAAACTGGCAGAGACAATCCGCAGCAATCAGGCTGGAGAAGCACTTCAGGCGAGAGGGCAAAACCTTTCCTATCAGTCAGCAATGACTGGACACAATATCGCAGCACAACGCTTGGCTCTGGATCAGCAAGAGTTCGGGTTTAAGATGCAGCAAGCGCAGGAAAAGGCTCAGCAGTTGATTAGCGAAGCACCTAAGCTGTCAGTAAACATGGAAAAAGGCATCGAGACGGCTGTAAACAATGCCACAGCATCATCAAACTCAGCCAATTCCATGAGTGCGCTTGCTCAACAGTTCAGAGCAGAAAAACCAACGACAGGTTTGTTCGGTAACGCACAGAACATGTTCGCAAAACTTACCGGAAGCGATACGACATTGCGTGATTTGCGCATTCGCCAAAATGCCCTTGTTAACAGTCAGGTTCTTAAATTCCTACCTCCCGGCCCAGCAACGGATAAAGACGTTGAGATCGTTCGACAGGGTGCGCCAACTGACATGGATAACCCTGAGACGGTCGCAAGATGGCTTGATGCAATGGCAAACCTTGAGCGACGAAACGCGCAGTTTAATGAGTTTAAAGCCGAGTGGATGAGCGCGAATGGCAACCCTGGACAATCGCGTAATGGCGGTCAGATATTGGGGTTGGATGTTAAAAAAGGTGAATCATTGGGGAGTGCCGTTAAGCGGTATATGTCAATGAATACTGACGCAGCGCCAGCACAAGATTCGACACCTTCAGGTGAACCACGGAATCAGGTTGGATCATATACCTCAAAATCAGGCATTCAATTTACGGTGGAATGATGAAAGTAACTGCAAACGGTAAGACATTTACCTTTCCTGATGGTACGAGCACCGAAGATATTGGCACCGCCATTGATGAGTATTTTGCTGGTCAGGCTGTTCAGCAACAAACAGTTAATCAGGCCAATAATGCACCAACACGGGAAGAACCATCATTGATGCAACAAGCTGGCGATTGGCTCACTGGTGGTCAAAGTGCAGGGCAAATTGCAGAACAGGCTGGTCGTGGTCTGGTAAACATACCATTTGACGTATTGCAGGGCGGCGCAAGTCTGATTAATGCAATCAGCCAGGGGCTTGGTGGACCCAAGGTTTTGGATGATGTTTATCGTCCAGTAGACAGACCGACAGACCCCTACGCGCAAGCCGGTGAAACAATTGGTGGGTATTTAGTTCCAGGAGTTGGAACGGCAGGAAGCATGGCTATGGGATCACTGGCAGAGGCCGCAAATCAGAAAGGCGATTTCGCACAAAATGCAGCTAAAAATGCCGGAGTTAACCTTGCCGCTCAGGGTGTTCTTTCCGCAGCAGCAAAGGGAATAGGGCGTGGAATAACGGCTATAAAAGGTGATATTGCGCCAGAAGTAGCGAAGAAAATTGCCACATCAGAATCGATGGGCGTGACACCAATGACATCTGATGTTATCCCGCCGAAAAATGCTTTCACTCGCGGCCTTACTCAGGATGCCGAGGGGGCTTTGCTCGGGACAGGCTCAAAGCGAGCGGAGCAATATGCAACGCGTAGTAAGCTGGTAAGCAATTATTTTGACCGTTTTGGTGAGTACAACCCTGATGATGTGGTGAAATCTCTGACCACCACGTTAAGGGGGCGGAAGGATGCTGCTGGCGCTGTTATCAATGACGTCACCAATAAAATGGGTAATGCCGCAGTTGATACTACAAATACCATGAATGCTCTGAATACAGCGATCGCAAGACAGGAACGGCTTGGGACGTCTGCCAATCAAAGCCTGCTTACATCCTTGCGTAACCTACGTGAAGAATTAGCAAACCCTGCAACTGATTTGGATGTTACGTTTGATCTCTTGCGTCAGCACAGAACAGCATTTAGATCTAATGTTCAGGGAGATGCTATGGTCTTCCCCAACCAGGCAAAAGCAGCTACCAATATGGTAGAGAATGCAATGTCAAAAGACCTTCGTAACGCAGTTGCAAAAAACCTCGGTGCGTCAGACGCAGCAAAATACCTTAAAGCAAATTCCGATTATGCAAACGTTTATAATAAGGTGCTTAATAAAAACATTGCCAACAAGCTCAACAAGGCAAGCAGTGAAGCCAGTCCTGAACTTATAAATACCGTTGTATTAAGCAGAAAACCATCTGACGTGAAACGAATCTGGAGCGCACTGGATGATAAGGGGAAAGATGCTATGCGTGCAGCTTACGTCAGCAAAATAGCGGAAAAGGCCGGTGACTCTCCAGCCAAGTTCATCACTGAAGTTAATAAGCTGAAATCTCAGTCAGGTGGTGAAATTTACAACACTATTTTTTCTGGAAAGCACATGAAAGAGCTTGATGCTCTTCATGAAGTTCTACAGCAAACAGCAAGGTCAGACACCGCAAATGTAGTAACTCAGACGGGGCAATCGCAAGCCAACAGGATAAGGACGATTGGCGCAACTGCGACCCTTGGCGTATCAATGGGGCTTGAGGCTGGTTTTGGTGCAATGATGCGCTTGTATGAGTCCAAAGCAGCAAGAAACATGCTTCTCCGCCTTGCAAACGTCAAGCCTGGAACTCCGGCATATGAGCGAGCGTTAAATCAGGCTGCTAACGCCGTTCGCCCTCTCCTAACTAACGAAGCTACCAGGCAGTAGAAATGAACGCCAAGGAAGGCTATTTAATTCTCTTTTCAATGGCTGCAATTATTGCTTTTCCTGATGTTTCAGGAGATTTTGTAGCCATATAAGACGAAAAAATCATGTCGGTCATTCTTTCATAACTTACTATTTCCCACTTAGCCAATGCATGGGACAGTTTGTAGTTGTCATCAGTTAGTGCCCTTATGGAATTTTTTAAGTGTTTATTCTCTTCTGTTAATCGCGCAATTTTTGTATCAATTTCATGTGAGCGATCTAATTCCTTAACCTGTTTCTTGAGGGCAGCTAACCCTGCATATAGTACGCAACAGGATATCCCAAGAGCGAGTACTACTATTTCTAACACACCAACCTCCTTAGTTTTTCGCAGGATACCATGAAAAAAGTAAACATCTTTTGCCTACTTCACATTTGAATGGTTTGTCATTAGGATGTTTCCGGTTTTTTCAAATATGGAAATTGATATGAAGAGGATTATCGGCGTTGTTGCTGGCGCTATATTGTTATCTGGGTGCGCAACTATTGTTGGTGACGAAACACAGCTCGTGCAAGTGAACAGCAATCCTTCCGGTGCGAGCTTTAAAGTAAAAGACGAATCAGGCGTGATTGTTGCGCAAGGCAAGACCCCGCAAGGAGTAAGTCTTGCCAAGTCAGATGGTAGTTATTTTGGCAAAAAGAGCTACCAGATCACTATGGAAAAGGATGGGTACGAACCAGTTACCCTGCCAATCAAAGCCAATGCTAATGGTTGGTATATTGGTGGAAACCTTGTGTTTGGTGGGTTAATTGGTTGGCTTGCTGTAGATCCTTTTAATGGTGGGATGTATACCTTGAAGCCAAAAGAGGCAAACGCATCTCTTATACCATCAACAAAGCAAGACTAATAAATAGGACCCACCTTCAGGTGGGTTTTTTGTACAAATCCTTCAGCGTATCAAACACCATCTTCTTAACAAGCTCTGACTGCTCATCAGCGAGTCGTTCTGCATCGTCGCGATATCCAGTCACAGGCGATGGTTTTGATAGAGCATCTTGGACGATTTGTAACAACTCGGAGTTCATTGATCTCCCATTCGCCTCCGCCCTGAATTTTAATTTCTCCCTTACTTCCATAGGCATACGGAAGTTAAAGTGCGGATCATCTCTAGCCATGCCATCACTCCAAGTTAGTGTATTGACATGATAGAAGCACTCTACTATATTCTCAATAGGTCCACGGTGGACCTATATTGTGAGGTAAATATGAAAGGAATGAGCAAGATGCCGCAGTTCAATTTGCGGTGGCCTAAAGAAGTATTAGATTTGGTACGCAAGGTGGCGGAAGAGAATGGTCGGTCTGTTAACTCTGAGATTTATCAGAGAGTAATGGAAAGCTTTAAGAAGGAAGGGCGCATTGGCGCGTAAAGTTGAAGCCCCAACTGCGGGAACAGTCAGGGCTTCGGTTGTCAGTAAATCCGTGGAGAAAAACCAACATGAATAGTATAGCAATTTTAGAAGCAGTGAACACCTCTTACGTACCATTCAACGGTCAGCAAATTATCACCGCCATGGCTGCCGGAGTTGCATACGTTGCGATGAAGCCAATCGTTGAAAACCTTGGAATGAGTTGGGGTACTCAGCAACAAAAACTTATGAAACAACTAGATAAGTTCAACTGTATTCATATGAATATGGTTGCCGCTGATGGGAAGCTTCGTAAGCTACTCTGCCTTCCTTTGAAGAAGTTAAATGGATGGCTGTTCAGCATCAACCCTGAGAAAGTTCGAGCTGACATCCGCGATAAACTGATTCAGTACCAGGAAGAATGCTTTACTGTACTGCATGACTACTGGACAAAGGGAAAGGCAGAAAATGCACGTAAGAAAACATCTGTTGATGACAGGACTCCGCTTCGTGATGCTGTAAATATGCTAGTCAGCAAAAAGCATCTAATGTACCCAGAAGCTTATGCAATGATTCATCAGCGTTTCAATGTGGAAAGTATTGAAGAGCTTGATGCATCTCAGATACCGCAAGCCGTAGAGTACATCCACAGGGTAGTGCTTGAAGGTGAGTTCATCGGCAAACAAGAGAAGAAAACCAACGAGCTTTCTGCAAAAGAAGCAAACAGCCTTGTATGGCTATGGGATTATGCCAACCGCTCACAGGCATTATTCCGCGAACTGTATCCGGCGCTGAAACAAATTCAATCGAACTATTCCGGCAGATGTCATGACTGCGGTTATGAGTTCTCCCGTATTATCGATATAGCGAGAGACGTTTTAATCAATCACTCACGAGATGTTGATATCAATGAGCCAGACGGACCAACGAATCTTTCCGCATGGATGAGACTTAAGAATAAAGAATTACCTCCTTCAGTACATAACTACTGACAGATAACCAACGCAACGACCCAGCTTCGGCTGGGTTTTTTTATGCCCAAAATTCACCGTAGCTACGCTGCGGCGATTCCTTGTATCTGGAGCAATGAAATGTCAGATATCACCGCAAATGTTGTGGTAAGCATGCCTTCGCAACTCTTCACTATGGCTCGTTCTTTTAAAGCCGTAGCCAATGGCAAAATTTATATCGGTAAAATTGACACTGACCCAGTAAATCCTGAAAACCAGATTCAGGTTTATGTGGAGAATGAAGACGGTTCTCACATTCCTGTTTCTCAACCAATCATCATTAACGCCGCTGGTTACCCTGTATATAACGGACAGATTGCCAAGTTCGTAACTGTGCAAGGCCATTCTATGGCTGTTTATGATGCGTATGGTACACAGCAGTTCTATTTTCCGAATGTGCTGAAGTATGACCCGGATCAGTTAAGAGTAGTTTTGACTGGACAGTCTGGTGATGGACTTAATAATTTTTATGCTGGCTCAGGATGGACTGGTTCAGATGCAGCTGGTGACAATATTTATAACAATGAAACTATCATATATAAAAATGCTACACGACAGAGATTCTCCATACCAGAAACACCAATTCCAGATCCCATTATTTGGCTGGAAAAAATTAGTTCTGCAACTAGGGATGACGGCATCAAACGATGGGATCAGGGGGTAATTTATAACTCTTTGCGCAAGGTGTCAGGAAGTGCATATACATGCACAACTACAAGTGTTGCTAAGCATGAGGGAGGGAATGGGCATTCAATTGGTCACCACATGCGTGGAGAATCAAGAAATCCGCAAGCCGAAACATGGGGGGGGTGGTCATATGGTGCAGTATTAGGAGATGCAGTGCAGAATGGAGCGATTAGCACTATTGCACATGAATTTAATCTGAATAATCGAGGTCCCGATAAAGGATGGATGGAGAATGCACAGCAAGGATCTGTAAGAGGGTTGGTATGTGTAACTCAGGATAAAAGCAATCCAGTAACACAGATGATTACCATCGGAAGAGGGAGTGAAGCTCCAAATGGTTATATCTGGACAGGAATGTTGTTTAGAGGTAATTCTATTTCCACTCCAACAGAGGAACTAACCGAGGTAGGTAATGGCGAATACATCAGACTTGAGGGATCTCTATCATCTAGAGCTGCAAACGGCATTAGATTTAGAACAAATTATTTTAGGAGTGGAATTTCATTTTCTGAAGCTGGATTTTCAAACAACTGCGCAATTTTGATGGGCGACAATCAACGAATTACGGTAGGAACGGGCCCGGCAAATACAACACATTTGAGTTTCAACAGGGCTGAGAACTGGGCTAACTTCAACAACTTAAGAATACGACTTAATGGCAATCAAGTTATTTCAGAGAGGAGGACGGGATGGGGATCGCCAACCGGCACCGTATCCCGAGCAGCATTTAACTCTGGAACAATAACTCACGAAGATTTAGCAAAGGTAGTTGCAGCATTAATTCAGGACTTACATGCTTCGACCGGGCATGGATTAATTGGTTTAACTTAACAGGACAATAAAATGGATAAGCAAACTATTCAGAATATCATGCAGTTTATGCTTCGCGTAAATCTTAGCGGTCATGAAGTTCCTGCTTTTAATGCTTCAATGAATGCATTGCAGGCAGAATTAGATAGCCCTATCGAATCTCTTCACGAGGTAAAGAATGGCACTGACGAATGATAATGAAGGATCTGTTTATATTCGCGTTGAACTGCCAAGAGTGCACGGAAAGTACCGTGCACAATACGATCTCATTCAGTATATTGACCATCCAATAACCGGCGAAAAAGCACAGATAGACCGTCAAACAATGGAATGCGATTATGACCTCGCTGGTCCTAATATCTTCGAGCAGTGCTATAAACATGCGAAGACAGAACTTCCTTATGCGACAATTGATTGCTAGCTGAAAATAATGGCAATTCTAAGGCATGGGAAGGTAAAAAAGGCGGGATTTCCCGCCTTATTTTATTGGAAGTATGACTCTGTTTTCTTTCTGTTGAGTTTTGAACCAGTGCCTTTATATCCGGCAGTAACATGAAATTCCCACTCGTTACGCTGCAATGCATCTTTGGTTAATCCGTAGAATCTCACTAAATATCCGCAGTCCAGATTGTAATCTGGGAACTTCGCTACAACATCTGAGCGCTGAATTTTTTCCTCCAGAAAACCGGGCAGGATCTCCTGTCCTATGCGTAAGTTAAAGAACTGCTGCTCAACGCCCTCAGTGGGCACGCACCATCCTGTGAAAATGCATGACCCGTCATCTTCTCTCACCCTGTCTACGTAACCATGCCACGTTATTCTACTTTCATCGCGCTCAACCGTTAATGCTTGCTCCAGATTCAGCCCCATACCCTTCAGGTATTCATAAACTCCATCCATAATAAAGAACTTAGACGGGTTGATAGATTTCGAAGCTGCATGCATATCGTAATATTCAGTCTGAGTCATCAGGAACTTTTTGACTAAATGATGTCTCGCCCCTTTGAATGCCTTCAGAGCCTCAATATCATTGACGTCAACAAGACCCTCCAGTTTATTCCTGGCGCTGGCGATATAGTCATCATAGTTCTTATGGTGGAAGTGAAGATAAATGATATCCGTATCAACTTGCTGGCCTGACTCAACCTCACCGCGATGGAAGCCATTACCCAGCGCAGTGATTCTTGATTTAGGGAAGAACACTTTCTCAGGCTTAGGGCTTAACGCAAATTCTTTTGGGTTAAGTGGATGGTTGCCATATGTATATTTAATTTTAAATGTGGCGTCGGTATCTATATATTTTGATAATTCATTCAACACATCATTTTTAGACAGCGACACCTTACCCTTTGAAAATTCAACGCCGACAAACTCATCACAATCAAGTGGCATCATAAAATCATAGCCATGAGAATTCTTTAATTCTTCGTATTTGTCTACGAAGTAGATATGTCTGGTATTGAAATCATCAAAGGTGCTTCTGTCATAAACGACATTCATCCCTTTTCCCGAATATTCCTTCAGAATGTTAAGGCATCGCTCATCTGCTGACCCGTTATCGTAGACGTATAAATTTTCAAGGCCAAAAAGCTCAGCATGATGCAGTATCCATGGCTCAAGAAGCCGGTACTCATCCTTTTGCATCATCAAAACAGCAACTTTCAT